CAGAGCCCGTCGGCGTGATCGCAATGGAGGTCGTCCTCGTCCATGTCCTCCAGTTCTGCTCTCGGAACCGTGTGGTCCGTATCGGGATCGGCAACCTCGCAAACCCACACGTTGGCATCGGAGTCGGAATCGACCGCCAGGATCCTCACATCGATCCCTTTCCAGCGCTTCACCATGTCTCTCTTGAGTTCCATCGTCGTCTCCGTTCGCGGTGCGTCCCGCGTCAACGTCATGAGTACTCGGTTCGGGCAACACATCAAGCCGAAGAGAAGGCGATGCTCGAGAGTCGCGTGTGTGCATGCAGGACCGCCGCCATGGCGAGCGTGTGGCGATGATGGCGCGCTGCACGATCTGCCAGAGGTTCTACTCGCCGAAGCGCAGCCGGACGCTGTGCGACCGCGACTACTGGCGCATCCGACGGCTGCGGGAGAAGACCCCCGAGCAGTTGAGGCAACTCGAACGTGAGACCGATGTCACCAGGGCCTGCATCACCATTGCACTGCACGCTCCCGACGATACGGGCGGCGCGGTTGCACACGCGCAACGACGAGATGAGTAGCATCGAAAGCGTGAGGAGCCGATGCCGATACGTTGCCCGAAGACGTGCGGGAAACCTGGATGCCCGATGCTGACCGCAGCAGGCCGACGGTTCTGCGTCGACCACGAGCGCGACGGGCAGCGACGCTACGACGCGAAGCGAGGGCTACCCAGCGAGCGGGGCTACGGCCTCAACTGGAGGAAGCTCCGTGCTCTCGTTCTCCGGCGCGATCCGATCTGTCGATGGCCCGAGGGATGCGCCGCACCGTCAACCGACGTCGACCACATCGTCTCGCGGCGTCGAGGTGGAACGGATCAGGCGAACAACCTGCGAGGACTCTGTCACGTGCATCACAGTACGAAGACGGCGCGCGAAGACGGACGCTGGGGGGGATAGGCCGGTCAGAAGTCTACGAGTTCTCGCGTGGTCCGGGCGTCCCCCTTCTCGCGCGCGGCCGCAGGTTTCGGTAGGGGGGGGGTAGGGCAAAAAAGGCCGGAACGGCAAGGAAACGAGGGCACCGAGGGGCCCTGAAGGGCCACCTGAAACGGGGTCAGAACCCATGGAAGTCGTTCACGTCTCCACTAGCGAACTCGCTGGCCACGCCGCCCCTTACAACCCCCGGAAGATCTCCGACCACGACCTGGAGGCGCTCCGGCGGTCGCTAGTGTTCTTCGGCACCGTCGAGCCCGTGGTCGTGAATCGACGGTCCGGCCACATCGTTGGGGGGCACCAGCGGGTCAAGGCCGCGGAGGCCGAGGGGATCGAGACGCTTCCCGTGGTCTACGTCGACCTGGACGACCCGTCCGAGCGGCAGCTCAATCTCGCGCTCAACCGCATCCACGGGGAGTTCGACCTTGACAAGTTGGCCGAGGTCCTGGCTGACCTGCAGCGCGCCGGCGCCGATCTCGCCTTCACCGGGTTCACCGATGCCGAGATCGAAGAACTCATCCACGGCGGTGACGTCCCAGCCGACGGCCTGACGGACCCGGATTCGATCCCCGAGCCTCCCGACGAGCCGGCCACGCAGAAGGGCGACCTGATCGTCCTAGGCCGGCACCGCCTGCTGTGTGGGGACAGCTCGAACCAGATGTCCGTGGAGATGCTCCTGGGGGACGAGCGGGTCCACCTCGTGAACACGGACCCGCCCTACAACGTGAGAGTCGAGCCACGGTCGAACAACGCGATCGCGGCAAACCTCGTGGCCGGCGGGCGCGGGTCCAGGAAGGGGAACGTGCCCAGCGAGCAGCTCGACCGCATGCACCACCAGGGCCTGGACCTCTCGCGACACCCCGGCAAGGCCAGGCCGACCGGGAAGATGCGCGCCAAGGATCGCCCCCTCGAGAACGACTTCGTTTCCGACGAGGCGTTCGTGAGCATGCTCAAAGCATGGTTCGGGAACTTGTCGGCCGCGCTGGGGCCCGGGCGGAGCTTCTACATCTGGGGCGGGTACTCGAACATGCGCGCGTTCCCGGCCGCGCTCGCGGACGCCGGGCTCTACTTCTCGCAGGCGGTGGTGTGGGTCAAGGAATGGCCCGTGCTGACCCGGAAAGACTTCATGGGGAACCACGAATGGTGTTTTTACGGCTGGCGTGAGGGTGCCGCTCACTACTTCAACCCCGAGATCACGAATGCGACGGACGTGTGGTCGGTTAAGAAGGTCGCCCCTCCTTCGATGGTGCACCTCACCGAGAAACCTGTCGAGCTCGCCGAGCGCGCGATGCTGTACTCCTCCCGGCGGGACGAGAACGTCCTGGACCTCTTCGGCGGAAGCGGCTCAACGCTTATTGCCGCCGAGCGCATGGGACGGCAGGCGTTCTTGATGGAGATCGACCCGGCGTACTGCGACGTGATAGTGACCAGGTGGCAGGACTTCACTGGCCAGAAGGCCGAAGGCTGGCGGGGGAACGGGTGATGGGACGCCGAGGCCCTCCACCGAAGCCGACGCACCTGAAGCTCCTGGCAGGAAACCCCGGCAAGCGCCGGATCAACACACGGGAGCCGCAGCCCCCCAAGGATGCTCCCCGCTGCCCCGCGTGGATCACGGACGAGGCGAAGCGAGTCTGGCGGCGGCTGGTGCCGCTCTTGAAGGACATGGGCATCCTGACGACGGTGGACGCAGATGCCCTCGCAGGCTATTGCCAGACGTACGCCCGCTGGAGGGCCGCGGAGGAGTTCCTGGCGAAGCACGGTGAGGTCTACCCGATCCGCGACGACGCCGGCCGCGTGAAGTGCATGCAGCAGTTCCCGCAGGTCGCGATCGCCCGGAACCTTCTCCTCGTTCTACGGGCCTACCAGCAGGAGTTCGGGCTCACGCCGGCGGCCCGCACCCGCATCCAGGTGAACCTTGGCGAAGAGAAGCCGGACGCCGCGAAGTCGATCCTCGGCTGGTGAGGCGACTCGGGACGGCTTCTGGTACGACAAAGCCGAGGCCGACCGGATCGAGCGCTTCTTCCAGGAGCTCCTGCAGCACGGCAAGGGCGAATGGGCCGGGAAGCCATTCCTCCTCGCACCCTGGCAGCGGGACGAGATCATCCGACCCATCTTCGGGCAGATGCGACCCGACGGCCTCCGTCGCTACCGTACCGTCTACATCGAGGTCCCCCGCAAGTCCGGAAAGAGCCACCTCGCGGCCGGGATCGCGCTGGCGCTTCTCTTCGCGGATGGCGAGCCCGGCGCCGAAATCTACTCCGCCGCCGCCGACCGCGAGCAGGCGGCGATCGTGTTCGAGACCGCGAAGGGCATGGTCGAGGCCAGCCCGGAGCTCTCCTCCCGCTGCGAAATCTACCGCCGGAGCATCGTGGTCCCCCGGATGGGCTCGAGCTACAAGGTCCTCTCGGCGGACGTGCCGACGAAGCACGGCCTCAACGCCCACGGCGTGATCTTCGACGAGCTCCACGCCCAGCGGACGCGGGAGCTGTGGGACGTGTTGATTACGGGCACAGGCGCGCGCCGCCAGCCCCTGGTCGTCGCCATCACAACGGCCGGGTATGACCGCGAGTCGATCTGCTGGGAGATCCACGACTACGCGATCAAGGTTCGCGACGGCGTCATCCCGGACTCGACGTTTCTCCCGGTGATCTACGCTGCCGGCGAGGAAGACGACTGGACCTCGCCCGAGGTCTGGGCGAAGGCGAACCCGAGCCTCGGGATCTCGATCAAGGCGGACTACCTCGAACGGGAGTGCGCGAGGGCCCGCGAGACCCCGGCCTACCAGAACAGCTTCCGGCGGCTGCACCTGTGCCAGTGGACGAGTCAGGACACGCGGGCCGTGGACATGGAGATCTGGAAGCGAGGCGGGACGCCGGTCGACGCCGCCAAGCTCGAGGGCCGCGAGTGCTTCGCCGGGCTCGATCTGTCGAGCACCCTGGATGTCTCGGCCTTCGTGCTGGTGTTCCCGCCAGAGGAGGCGAAGGGGGAGTACGTGGTTGTCCCGCACTTCTGGATCCCGGCCGAGAACATCCAGGCGCGGGTGAGGCGTGACCGCGTACCCTACGACGCCTGGGTGCGTGACGGCCACGTCGAGGCCACCGAGGGGAACGTCATCGACTACGATGTGATCCGGGCTCGGATCGGCGAGCTGGGGAAGCGATACCAGATCCGCGAGATTGCCAAGGACCGCTGGAACTCGACGCAGATCGGAACGCAGCTTCAGGGGGACGGGTTCGAGGTGGTGGACTTCGGGCAGGGGTACAAGGACATGAGTCCTCCGACGAAGGAGTTCCTGGCGCTCGTGCGCGCCGGCCGGCTGCACCACGGCGGGCATCCGGTGCTGAACTGGATGGCGTCGAACTTGGCGGTAATGCAGGATCCCGCCGACAACCTGAAGCCTGCCAAGGACAAGTCTTCTGACCGCATCGACGGCATCGTGGCGCTGATCATGGCGTTGGGCAGGGCGGCGTTGGCCGGCCCTTCGCAGGAGCCACAAGTATGGGTGGTCAAGTGGTGAGGCCACGCGGTTGGCAGAGG